GCTTGATTGAAGGAGCACTCGTCCTATAAGTAGTGGCATCGTCTTGAACACAATAAGTGGAGTCGCTCTCGAACTGCCTGTATGAACCGGCTGTTTGGTTGTGATTACTGCTGATTATCATTGGGAAACCGTTTCCGTTTCCACCGCTCATGTCAGCAGTGTCTGAGCTGTTGAATAAACAATCGTGAGCTTTGATGAAACCACCATCGATGCCCATGTCTGCGTCCCCATTAGTTTGGCTGGTGCCATCCTCTCGTTCGCCGAACACACAATTGTATAAGTTATAAACACTTCTATAAGCGTGGACTCCTCGTCCTTGATTACCGTAGAAGTAGCAGTTGACAAACTCAGCGAACCCTCTATCGTTAGAACAACTCACACCGTAACTAGCGTTACATGCGATGACGCAATTATAAAATCTGAAAGGACCACCTCGTCCTTGTAAATTCAAACAAGTGCTCGTTGCGTCCACGAACATACAATTGATGAACTCATACGAACCAGTAGTGTTTTGACCGTCGAAGTGATTGCTGCCTGCGTTGTAGAAGTTACAGTCCTTCACCATACAACCAACCATACCGCTCACATAGATTGAATCGTTAGCTCCTGACACCGTGCACCCTTTGAACAAGTTTCCGTTGTTGTTACGGTCTTGAACTGACAACACATAGTTTGAGCCTATATCGTCGAACTCGACGTTCTCAACCCAGAACTGAACGGTTCTTGAAGAACCTGATGGTCTATATGATGAGTTGGTTGCGAACAACCTGATATTCCTCGTCATGTTCATCACGACTGTCCCAGCACTGTGTTGATTGCTAAGATTACCTGTGAGTGTAGCAGTGTTGCTACTAATGCTTGAAATCTCAACCTCTTCTGTCTCGGTGTATCGACCGGTGCCTGCTTCATCATCGGAGAGGACGACTAGTCGGTCACCTGCCGCCCAATCAGCGGGTATTGTTGAGAATACAAGGTCTGCTTGTGAAGCGTTAGCCGTCGTTGATAACTCTTCGCGCTGCGTCTTGACAGCACCATGCAAACTAATAACTACACCATCTGAACTATAATCCAACCACTCGTTAGCACCGTCTGATGCTAAGTCGTATTCTATCGTGCATGTGTATGAACTACTCAGTGGAGAAGCAAACGTGGCTATGTGAAATTCGCTGTTGTATGCTTGTAGGTCAATCTTCCCTCTTATCTTGAGGTAGGTTGACGCTGTAGTGTCAAAGTAGAGCTCGCCACCTGTTTGAATGTTGACGTTGCCCATCCTGTTACCAGATGAGTTATCAATGTTATACGTTACTTGATGACCAATGTTCGCAACATCGTCGGCTGTCGTCTTAGTAGGATAATCTCCTCCTGAGCCGTTACCCCATGTTTCGCCGGCATCCCAATCGCCGTTTTGAACACTAGTGAATGTAGTCATAGTTCAGCCCTCTGGTCCCTATCAAAGATTTCTTTGACACGCTCTGTCTCTGCGTCATTCACAACGACAGGTCCTCGTTTCTTGAAGCCATCAAACCTCACGTGGAAAGGTTCAACCTTTACTTGAGGGTTGCCATCAACGTATTCGAGCGTTGTGTTCACAGCTATCTCTAACTCTGGCACGAAGCCTGTGTCGATAACGCATTGCTTGCACGCGTTCTTCAGCGCAACTATTTGCGCTTTGATTAGGTTGTAGTGTTCATCTATTGTTGCCATAATGTCACCTATGCTAGTTCAATGTATGTATCGTCTGGGTCAAAGTAAATCACATCTGCTGTTACTGCATAACCTATAATTCTGACTATGTCTCCTGAACCACTTGGAGCAGTTGCAGTTGGGTTACCTGGGGTAGTTGATATATATAGTTTCGCTCCTGGAGTCCAATTCCATGTATCATCTCGAATGTATCCTTTTAATAAGAAAGTCCCTGTTGATGATGAACCTATTGCTTCTGTTGCCATACCTATCATAGTATCAGCTGTTGCTTCTGCATCTGCATCTGCTGGGGCCATTTGACTTGATGAGTTCAAATAACAAACATCTCCGAAAGCAGATACATCTGCTGATGTAAATGTTGAAGATATTCCTTCGAAAGTTAAATTAGTATCCGGTGTTGGGTCCCAATCTAAGTCGGCTGCTGCTCCGGTGGGTCCAGTGGGTCCAGTGGGTCCGGTAGGACCGGTAGGACCTGTAGCACCTGTAGGACCTGTAGCACCTGTAGCACCTGTAGCACCTGTAGCACCTGTAGCACCAGTTGGTCCTGTGGGGCCAGGCACGTCTGAGTCTGCACCTGTAGGACCAGTTGGACCAGTTGGACCAGTTGGACCTTGAGCACCAGTTGGACCAGTTGGACCTTGAGCACCAGTAGGACCGGTAGGACCAGTTGGACCTTGAGCACCAGTAGGACCGGTAGGACCGGTAGGACCTTGAGCACCTGTGGGACCTGTGGGACCTGTCGGACCTGTCGGACCAGGCACGTCTGAGTCTGCTCCTGTTGGGCCCGTTGGGCCTGTTGGGCCTGTTGGGCCTGTTGGGCCTGTTGGGCCTGTTGGGCCTTGAGCACCAGTAGCTCCCGTAGCACCAGTAGGACCTGTCGGACCTTGAGCACCAGTAGCACCAGTAGGACCTGTCGGACCTGTCGGACCTTGAGCACCTGTTGGGCCAGTTTCTCCTTGTGCTACCCAGACATCCCAATAGGATGCATTAGGAGGCTCGTGATTTGTATTCGAATTTGTATTTGAAATGTATGAAGTTCCATTATGTGAAACAGCATCAAATTCATCGTAAGTAGTTCCACTATCCCAAGCTCCTAGCCAATTTACACCAGCACCAGCAGCTCCAGTAGGACCTGTGGGACCTGTGGGACCTGTTGGGCCAGTTGGGCCAGTAACAGTAGAATCGGCTCCAGTAGGGCCTGTAGGGCCAGTAGCTCCAGTAGCTCCAGTAGCTCCAGTTGGACCTGTAGGACCTGGAACGACACTATCTGCACCTGTTGGGCCAGTTGGGCCTGTAGCACCTGTTGGACCTGTAGGACCTGGAACGACACTATCTGCACCTGTTGGACCGGTAGCTCCTATTGGGCCAGTTGGGCCGGTAGGACCTGGAACGACACTATCTGCACCTGTTGGACCAGTAGCTCCAGTGGGGCCAGTTGGGCCGGTAGCTCCTGTTGAACCAGTTGAGCCAGTTGGGCCAGTAGCACCTGTTGGGCCTGTTGGGCCTGTAGCACCTGTTGGACCTGTAGCACCTGTTGGACCTGTAGCACCTGTAGCACCTGTTGGGCCTGTGGGACCAGTTGAACCAGTAGGACCAGTAGGACCTGTAGCTCCTGTAGCACCTGTTGGGCCAGTAGCACCTGTTGGGCCAGTTGGGCCTGTAGCACCTGTTGAGCCTGTTGGACCTGTGGGACCTTGTGGACCGGCTGCACCGGCTGTTGCTATTTCTATCGTATAAGATGGATTTGCTGTTATTTCTACAGGTAAGACGGTTGAATCAGTTATGACTACAACAGTCATTTTGTTACCTCTTTACTTAAAGTGATAGTACCTTCTAACATTCTATCAGTCACTCCACCTGTAGTAAATTCAAGGTCATATACAGCTTCGTCGAAATTGAAAGCTGCTGTTTGTGCAGCAGTCCATTTAAGAATTATAACACCAGTAGCAGCATTCGTGTCGTCAATTCTGCCATTAGCAATTGTTAATTCGTCGACATAATCTGCAGAATCTTTTGTTTTTCGTATCTGCATAGCCATAGTGTATGAACTTAAATCTACAGTAGAAGTTTTCGTAGCGTCTGTATAAAAAGCCAATTGCTTGTTTAACGCAGCGCCTTGTTCAATTGTGAAATTATAAGTTCCTGCTGCCATTTTTCAACCTCATGCTAACTCTACATTGCCGTCTTCGCTGATTGGTGACCAAAGTATGTAATATTCGATAACACCAGCTGAAATATCTGCAGTACCAACAGTGTAGATAACATCATCAGTAACTATCTTCGTTGTAGCTACAGTAACAAGTTCAATTGAAGCATCTGGAGATGCATCGTGCCAAATTTCATTCGCATCGATATCTGTTGCTGTAGTTTGTGCTATTAATCCAGCTGTAGAAGCTGCAGTTCCAACTTCTAAAGTTGCACCAGCTCCAGCTAAATTTGTTGTACACACACCGAAGATTTGCATTGCTACAACACCTGTAACAGTAGCTAGAGTGAAAGTACCTGTTGCTAATTTTCCAGTCGTTGCTGCTGCATAAGTGACAGTAGTTTCAAGCTTGTTGTCCATAAGCGTAGAATTGAGTCTGCTAGCAATAGTGTTGAGAGCAGTATTATTACTTTTTCGTGCCATTTTTGTTCCTCCTCTCCGTGTTTATAGTCTGGAGAGTACGACTTTTGGCGAGCTTCCTTAGCTTATTTCGTGAAGGCTGATTTAGCCACTTCGACTACATCCTTCAAATCAACTTTACCGTCTTTATTGACGTCCATCTTATCGTATTTCTTCTCTGCTTCCTTAACAGATTTTTTCTTTTTCGCTTTCTTTTTTTTAGAAAAGATAGAAGGGTCGACTTTTTCCTCTTTAGGCTCCTCTTTAGGCTCCTCTTTAGGCTCCTCTTTAGGCTCCTCTTTAGGCTCCTCTTTAGGCTCCTCTTTAGGCTCCTCTTTAGGCTCCTCTTTTAGTTGAGGGTTAAGGATTTCTTTTTCGTAAGCGTCTAGTTTGTCAGCAACATCAACAGGTATTTCATCTCGAGCATGCCAGTGCATAGTATCAAATTCTAAATCTTTTGAGAAATATTTACCATACTCTTTACCATATAGACCTTCAGGTGAAATGTATAGATATGCAGATTTGAATTTAATCTTGACATCGCCTTCGACAACACCTAATTTGCCTGTAAATAGAAAGTGTTTGATTGAATAAGACCTTAGATTTTTAATAGGAAGTTCTTTAACTTCTTTAGCCATAATCGTAAAGTCTGTGTCGTCTTGTTCAAAATATCTTAAGTTTTCTCTGAGTTTTACTTTCATTTTTGTATCCTCCTTGGATTATTTAATGATTGGTGAGTGTGACAATGAAATAAAAAATAAAAAGATTGACTTACTTCCTAAGCAAGTCTATTTCTACCATACCGTCAGCAAATTCTGTGGTTCCGTCTTCATCAGTGCCAAAGATGGCTAGTGCATCTCCTGCTGAAACAGTCATATCAAAGTCTGCAACTTCATTGCCTTGGTTTAGTGCTTTAGTCAACGTCTTAATTGCAGAACATGCTCCACTAGTCAAATCACACAATATGATTTTGCTGTCTGCATTTGCACCAGAGTTCGTAGTAAAAGTAAATCTTCCACGAACAAGCTCTCCGTCGGCTGGAACTTCAGTTGCAACAGTGCTTGAAACAAGTTGGTGTTCTTTACTGTTGGTAAGTGGTATCTGAGTTAGAGTTGCTGCGTTAACATATGCTCGTACCCAATATGCCTCTTGGTCGTCAATTTCTACTTTCGCCCAATCAGACGGTGCATCAAAGACAATATAACCGTCTTGCATAAACGGTCTTTTACCGCCAGCTGCTGGTGTAGTATTCGTAGTATCAAATACAATAGTTAGAGTAGACCATTCGTCACCATTCCAATATTGCCAAGTGATTCCATCTGCAGAATAAGTTGCTCCAGTTGCAGACATGTCGAAATACATAACTCCAAATTTACTTGCGCCGCCAAAGATTGCATAATCTCCTACAGCTTCAGTGTCTGGAAATAACTGATAATTTGCGGTATATCCTGCACCTGAGCTAGAAGTTGCTAATGGTAGATATGCAGCTGCTGATGCATCATAAACCTTTGCATAACCTGCAGCTTGTTCAGTAAGCGTTTCTGCGTTGAATGGGAAACCAAATTCTGCGAAAGTGCCAGGCAGAGCCATAGTAAATTGTGATTTCACATTAGCCAGTTTACCTGACCGAATTTTTAAACTTCTATAAACATCTTCGTATGCCATTTTTTGTTCCTCCTGTTCACGATAGGTTTCCCTATCCCCTTACGGGTCACCGATGAGGTGTTAAAAGAAAAAAAGAAAAAAATATACTTCACTTAAGAAGTAATGGTGTTGATTTTAACAATACCTTTAGGTCGAGCACAAGCAATTGCATACCTAATGTATGCGACTACGTCGAGGTGCTTAGACCGTGCGGCCTTCTCAATTTCAACAGTCAGTGGTTCACGTTCGTAATACCTAATAGATGCCAAGTCGACATTTACCAAAAGTCCGTACGTTGCGGTAGCTTGTGAGGTCACAAGGATATCCACACCGAATGGCGTTGGGTAAATACCTTTTTGGATAAGGTCTGCGTTGCCGTAGTTCAAGAACTTGAGCAAGTTAGGGTCCGTCCTTAGGTATTTGAAAGCAGTTGGGTGAAGGATGAGGAATTTTCGTCCGTCTCCTGCGTCATCTGCTTCCAAGACAGAAAGTGCATCGCTAATATCAGCAATGATATCAGCTCCTGCAGCAGACCAAAGTGCCGTAGCCGTAGTTACGTGGTTGGTCGGAGCAGTGTAAGTCTGTCCTCTGTAAGTACCGCCTGCAACAAAGGTGTTCAGTGCCGTAAGGAAATCTGAGTTAATGTGTCGAGCAATACCGAAACCGATAGCCTCAACGTGGTCATTAACCAAATCCCATCGCGCATCTTTAATCCAATTGATTGGAATGCGTGGTGCGACGCCAACATCTTTGATGGTAGCGAAGTTACGGGTGAAGTCCATGATTTGACTTGGGTACTCACCGCTTTCTGACTCTTCCTCAGGGTTGAGCCAGCTGTCTGTCGTGTTATAATCAACTACAGGTCCGTTCGCTGGATAAGTCTTCGCGAGAAGCGGATAGATAATCTTTGGCTGAAGTGCCTTGACAATCGTATCGTCGACTTGTTCCTTGAAGAGGGCCCATGTGGTAGCGCTTGTTGCGCCTATTCCGCCGTATGCCATTTTCTATTACCCTCCTTCACTGCAGCCTCAACTGCATGCGAATCGTTGTAGCTGCGCTGCCATTAGCATCAAGTGCGACACCAATTACATCTGCTGAATGTCCTGCAGTACCGTTAGTACCAGAAAGTGATACAACACCGGCTGCGCCAGCTTCTAGATGAGACCCAACTAAGATGGCTGAAGTGTCAGTATAAACACGAACTACTCCTCGTGAACATACAGTAACTTTAGCTCCTGCTGCAATTTCATCATCCGTCTGAGTTCTACTGAATCGGTCACCGCCTACAGCAACACCCAAATAAGTGGTTGCGCCGTCAGCAACAGTACCGACAGTACAGGTATCAGTACCTGTGGTCGTTAGTTCAACAACGTCTCCAATCGTGATAGCCGCATCAGCCGTGAAGCTCATGTATTGGCCGTCCTTAATGAAAACAGGGGTTGAAACAGTTCCGCCTACTGCCATTTTTAGTTACCTCTCCTGAATCTTTCAGCGCTTGAGGGGCCATTAAAGATACTATCCCAGGCTCCATACTCACCGAAAGCTTCTATTCGTCCAGATGCACCCATATCAGCAATCTCTGTAGATTTCTTATTTGGTGCTGAACCACCGAACTCAGGAACATTACCTGAATCTTGCAATTCAAGATTAGCTCGCATCTGTTTCATCTGACTTTTCATGTCAGCCAACTCAGTCTTGAGCTTATCTACCTCTCCTGATTCTGCCACTTCAGAATCTGATTTCTCATCTTCCTCAGGTTCTTCTGCATTGTCTGCAGTAGCTACTGAACCAGGCTTCATCATGTTTGCTTTGTTCTTCGCATTACCTTCGTCTTCTGAATTACCTACTGCATCACCAGGGACCTGGTGTTCGGTGGGCAAATCATCCTGAGCTTTCTTAGCCTGACCCTTTCCTGCAGATAGAGCTTCTTTACCCATATCTTGCATTTCAGCGCCTGGCAGCCGTTGCAGAATTTGCTGGAGCATTCCCATGATTTGACTCATCGGATCACCACCCATAGTGTCCTGCATTACAGCCTTTTCCTTCTCAGGATTTACAGAAGTCTTAGCATTCGAAGTTTGTCCGTCTTTTACGTCCATGTTGCTAGCCTCCGTTTGTCCTTGTCCTTCATCTAATGAAGTAGAACCCATATTATCTTGCACAAATTGGTCCTGCGGTGAAGCATTCACAACTTCTGGTTTAGGTTCACTCATTGCCTGAAGGCTAATTTTTTGTTCTATCGTTTTTATACGCTCGGCTAAATCCTTCAGCATAACTTCAGGACTTGGTGCCATGCCTGGCTGTTCCGTTTGCGGACTTGAGGTGGCCAGACCACCTGGTATTTGAGAGTTAAGTTGTGATTTATCCATCTGTTCGCCTGCTTGGTCACGTTGTTCAGATGGACCTGATGAATAGTCGTCTGATTTTGACTCATCAGAATCTTGGTTGCCTTTTTTCTGGAAGTTTTTTTCTTGCATAGAATCACCCATTTCTTGTATCAACACGTTTTTAATCTCAGCTTCACCATCAGCGGGGTCATTAGTTAAAGCTACGTGCAAAGCTTTTGATACTTCTACGGGAACTTTATAACAAGTCTTACCATCATATTTTTCGAGGCGGGTGTGTCCTTCTTCACAAGTGTTGCCATTCATTTCAGCCCCACAGATAGAACAGATTGCTTTTTCGACGATGACGCCCATAGAACCGTAATTAACTTCACGTTTACCATCAGAAGTAGTACGACCTAATTTTTTAATGACTTCTGGATGAGTAATTTCACCTTTAGTCCAGAGAATTTTAGTTTTTGGGTCATACCAAGAACCTTCCTCTGAAGAATATGTCCAGCCAACATCAAAATGAGGAGAGGACAGTTTATTAATAGTATGAGATGAACCTTCTTGACCATCGAGGTCATATCTAAAAGGAACAGAACGAAAAAGATTACCTATTTTCTTGAGCATCTTTGCAGTCCAATACAAACCCTTTTTATTTGCACCAACATGCATTAATGGTAAAAGAAGGATTGCTCTTTGCTGGTCATCAGCAATTTCAACGCCAGAAAAGCTAGAAGTGAAGATGTCGTATCGTGTATCATGCCTATTAATCGCTTCCACTAGTAGATAACCCAGTTATTTATATTATATAGGGAACTTCTGAAGTATATAAATGTTGTCTTTTTAATCGCTACTTTTTAAGCGATTTTTGTTGTTCATGTTTTGGCTCTTTCATAGTGTTCCAAATGTTTCCAGCTTTCTTACCTTGTTGAGCCATATTGTTACCTTCTCGTACTTGCTGTGAAAGAGGTTTTGGGTCAGACATGTTTGATGCTTCTACATCTCCTGTTTGTTGATGAAGACCCATACCAGGCATAATTGATGGTGTAACCTCGTTTGCGGTTTCACTTAATTTACGTTCCATAGCAGGCAAACCTTTCTTATCATCGTAATAGTCTTTGTGTTCCTTCATGTGATCTTTTGCAATACTTTCGAAAGCTTTCTCATTCGGAGTGCCTGGATTTTTCTTAAGATTTTCGACGGTAGCTTTATGCTCTTTTTCGATTTTCTTACCAACTTGTAATTCTTTCTTTTCAGCAGGTCCTTCGATTCGCAATTTGCTTGGATATTCATCGTCAGCAATTTGTGCTTTCTTTGCTTCTGGGCTTCGTCCTTTTGGACCCATATCAAGTTCATCAATCATGTCACGAGATGCCATACGAGAAGCTAGTCGACCCATTAAAGTTCCTTCTTCTGCTGCCTCTAATTGTCTGCCTTTTTTAGGAGGCAATTCATGCTTATTCATCCACACTTCTTGAAACACCTTTTTCTTTGGAATTTCTTCGAGGAATAAAGCACCACCAGAAGCAGAGCTTTCTGCGGTTTCTTTAGCCATTTTATTTACCTGGTCCTGGGATTGTGCTATCCATCATTTGTTTGCCGTCGCCAGTTTGGAGTTGATTTTCTCCTTCCTTCTTCGGCTTCACATGCTTAGCACCATCAGGTGAGCCAACCATGCTTAGTTTGTCTGGCACTTGAGCAATATCCTTCATGATGCCTTCCATCGTTTTCTTTTCTACCTTCACTTCGTCCTTTTGCTTGGTATCGTGTTTCTTTTTCATACCAGCAAGGAACTTGTCATCAACACTCATTTAATAGCTCCTTCAACGTCAACATTTGTACTACCACCAATTGGTGTTACACATAAAACTATTTCATCAGGAGTTCCATCGATTAAAGTGCCAAGTTTCAAAGCATTAGTAACATTTGCTTGAGTAGAACCAACATTGCCTGATTGTTGACCACCAGACTCTACAAACCCAGAAGCTATAATATATCCTCCAGTAATTGTGTTAGCAGTAACTCCTAAAGCATATTGAATGGCTGATTGTAGTTGAGTTGTGTATGTAAATGTTCCAGCAACAGTGGGGTTGAATCTTAATTCCCACAATAACCTATGGTCACCCGTTTGTATTTGCAAAGCAGCGTTTAAAACTTCTACCACTTCTTCGATGTAATTTGGATGTAAACGAATACCTATCAACGCATAAGTAGTATTTTCTGTGTTAGCGTCTAAATGTGTACCGGCTGTGTTGATGCTTCGAACAGAACCTAAAGGGTTCTGACCTCCTTCACTAATAACAGTACTGCAAATCTGTAGCATAGAAGCTGCAGCGCCAGTGCCATCATTTGAAATTTCTGAACGTAATGGAAGGTTTGGAGTACTCATATATACTTCAGTTAAATTATTTGCATTAAGGAATTCATGACAGTAATATATCAATCCATCAATAACAAAACCCATACGAACTCTTCCGACACCTAACCATTCATAGTCGAATGTTAAAATGTTTGTTTTTGTTAAATCAAGAGTTATGCCACTTTTACCTGTGCCGTCAAATTTATCTATATTCCAACTGTCTTGTGTAACTACATTATCAGTAGAAGAACCTGCAACATATGTTCTTCTAACAAAAGACAATGTTCCTTCATCATCTTGTAAAAACAAACCGTTTTTATCGTCAAACATTCCTTCCTTTTGAGTAATTCCTGTTTGACCATTATCGAATACGAATGTCATAAAAATCAACATACTTTTACCTGGTTGATAATTAAAACGTTGTTTTGTTTGTCTAACCCTAGTTCCTGCTGTTGTTGCAGAAACAGATAAAGCTTGACTAGCAGTATCATTATCATATAATGTTGTCGTACCTGTTCCACTAGTTTCTTGATTATCAAAAAATAATGACTGATTTTCTTCTGCGGCTCCTATGTTTGGGTCGTCAAAAATGTTTTTACTGTCAAATATTGTTTCTGGATTGCTTACTCGTAAACGACCAAATGCATCAATGTTCCCTGTATCTGCAAATCTTGTAGACACTTCTTGCTGACCATGCTTATTCACTACTTGTCTTTTCCAATCACCAGTAACTTCTTCATAACCATAATTTAAAGTAATGTTACTCATCGTCTCATTACCAGGAGAAACAGCATCATCATCATCTACGTAAGTGGTATTATTTATTGTTGTTACTAAACTCCTATCAGTAGTTATTCTAAAAACTCCAAAGTCACCTGCATTAACATTGTCTGTAGTAACAACTCCGCCGATTGCGACACCCTCGTCAACTTCAATTGTAAATACTGAATCGTCTTGATAATATGTTTCAGGGAAATTCGTTATATACGTCCAAACATACCCGTCATCTCCTTCCCATCTACGCCAACTTTGAGATTTCCAATCATAATAATGCATTTCGCCAATAGTAAGTTGAGGAATTTGTCCGGGTGCAACAGAACCATCATCTTGGTCTGTAATTAGAGGAGTCATTTTTGAACCAACAACTTCATCGGCTTTATATCCATAGTTTCCAGAAGCAACAACTATTGCGTCGTCTCTTTCATCTTTTGAAGGTGCTAAATGTTCAGTAACAATAGTAAATTCATTAGTGCCATCCGTCATAGTAACAGGAACAGGATTAGTAGAAGTATATTCATTTCCGTTTTCATCATAAAAGAAAACTCTCCTCCACCTTGGTTCAACTGTCATTGTTTTTCACCAAATAAAACTACTTCATCTCCGTCGACGGCTCTCATGTAAGTGTCTGATTCAAAAACCTTAATATTCTCTTTATCGTAAATACCAGGCTTAGATTCTTTGATAATAATTTTGTCGTATAGTTTAATTTTCTTTAAATCTACGATTTGTTGACTTGTTGGATAAAATCTATAGAAGAGTTTGTCTGTAAGCGTCATCTTCAAGAACATAGTGATTGGGTCACCTGTATAATTCTGTGCTTTTTCAGTCAATTCTTCCTCAATAGATATTTTGAATCTTTGAGTGACATATACAGCATTCTCAATAGGCATTTCAAGATGAACTCTATCATCTAGTATTGCATAATTGACAACGTAATTCCCAGTAGATTTAATTCTAAGAAAGTCCTTAAATTTCACCGGATATATATTTCGTTCTTTCATCTTTTAATGATTACGCCATCAATGACATCGACTTCGTCACCTTTCTTAATGGCGTTGTCAGCATTTTCTAAACCGACGTGTTTTTGGCTGATATCGCCTTTTTCACCTTTTAGCTTATGTTGAGCATATCTTGAGCCACCTAATTGTGACGGGTCTTTTACTGCTGATATGTCACCATTACTCGTGTCTTGCTTTTTGGTGATGTCGTTTTGCCCTCTTAGTAGTTGCATGTTTGCTTGCGTATCAAAATCTTCGGGTGTTTGACTATCTTTTTCGTCGTCTTCTCCCATTATCTCGGTATCTGCGGGTAGCTTGCCATCACCAAGGGGGTCATCGAGGCCAATTTTGTTAGCGTCTTCTGCTTGTTGTTGTGATTTAGGTATTTCACCGACCATAGCTGCAGCTCTATTAACATCGATTATACCAGCGTTAAGTAGAGCAATAGCATTTGATATGAGTTGTGTATCGTCCTGTTTGAAAATGTTATTCCATTCGATTTCTGGATATTTAGGTTCAGATGCTAACCATGAATCGTAAGTTTCCAAAACATCTTCAACCGGGTCACCACCATTAACGTAGTCTTTGACAGATTTCTTGTCTTTAATCATACGATAAAGCTTTGGTTGAATTAGTTTTTCTTCGATTTGTTCAGCAATTATAGCTTGTGGGACACGCATTCTTGCAATGAATGTTTTATCTTGCTCGCTAATCATCCTATCTGTTGAACCACGTGATTTGAAATAAGATTCTGGAGCACCAGTTGCAGCAAAGATTTGTGTATCAACATCCGCAGCTAATTCATTGATGGCCGCTTTAGATTGATTTACTGCAATAACTGTCGATTCCCACCTGTCAGTGGTGACTGGGTCAGAGCCTGGTTCCATATCTTCTAGCAACGACACCATTTCGTCTTGTTTTGCTTTTACCTGCTTTGGCCCGATACCTTCAGTGTTCAATCTCCAGTGAATCATCGGTTTGGTATATTTCTTAAATAATATAGGGTTTAAAATGTTGATATCCAAACGAGCTGTTGCTGGGTCTATACATGATTTAACGTCACTAAATCCAAACGGATATTCAGTGAAATCGTTAATTTTAAAGTGGCAAACATCCTCCGGGTGCATTACGATGGGGGTCGGGTAAGAAAGGGTGACACCCGTAAGGATGTTTGGGTTTACACGTCCGTCAGAAGGATATGATGCAATAGTAGTACCGCCTATGATAGGTGGCAAATAGATATAGAACATTATCTTCGTAGTCATTGGGTCGAGGAATATCTTCAACCTTTCAGGCTGCAATATCGTAACTTTATCTACCATACCGTTTTTATCTCTACGTAATGACCAATAAGCATTACCATAAGTGTAAAGATGGAAACCGGTTTTGATGAGTTTTTGCTCATTTATCCTTAATTTCTTGAAAAGATACTTCCTAATCATCTTTTCTTCAGGAACTTCCATCGATTCTGAGCCATAATTCACATCAAAGCTGCATCCAAGACCTAATTGAGCCTTTAGTAGAATAGATGAGAACAAATATGGAACATTCCAAATCAAATCGACGTTACGAGTGTAATCTTCTGGAGATTTAATTGAAGATAGTGAGAAATAAAGAGCCCAACCAGTGAATATTTTACCATTGACGATATATACTCTATCACCAGCCATAGCTTGAGCGTAAGGTATGCCCAAAACACGGTCATCTTCTGCTGTTTCGAGTTTTGTCTTCTGAACGTACTGAGAACTTACGTCTCCATATTCATTATTTCGTTCATAACATCGAAATTTTCCGTTGTCGGCAACTTCAAGAACAAGATTTGGATTATTTTCGCTCCATTTCTTTAAATCTCGAACATTACCTTTTTGTAAAGCCCGGTTTTCGTTAAAATTTCCTTCTTTGTCAAAGATTCCTTTCTTTTGATAGTCTTCAAAGACTGCATCCATATCTTTTTGGAAGTCTTTGTTCATTTCAAGAGCCTTTTTCATGTCTTGAAACTCTTCCATCAATTTTTTATTAGAACCTGAAGAACCAGAAAGTATTTTTTCGACAAAATCAGACTTACCATCTTTATCGATAAGTTTGTGCTTTTGTTCCTGGTTTGCCATAATATATAGGAACTTCTGATATATATAAATGTTTCTATTTTAAGGTTGTGAGTACGTTAAAATTTTGATAGCCTTAAATGTGAATACGTCAATTACCTAATCCAAGAACCTCGACGTCGTGTTTCAGCTGGTCTATATGTCTCTCCTCTACCTCTTCTCGACATCTTTTTATTAGAAACAAGCACTTCTTTTGTGGATTCTTTCATTGGCCCATGAACTTCGTCATCAAACTTCTCCCACGGGTTCTTGAAAGTAAGAATAGATTCATCTGTTTCAATGTGAATATTTTTTAGCGCGAGTAGAGTGCTCCAAAGAGCGTCGTCGTGTTCATTTGATGGATGAAAATACTTGTAATTGCCTTGTTCGTTAATCTCGAACTGCTGATTCAAAAATTGAGAGATTAATTTTTCGGCAGATTTCGGCAATTGTAACTGAAAATTCTCAAGTAATATCCTTGTAGTGCTCACCATTTCGGCTTTATTTCTATTTGTAAAAGCAATAGCACCTCTAACATTCTTACCATCATTGTGAATTGCTACATCATTATCCCGCATTACCTCTAAAAATGTTTTCTCATTAGAATAGTCGACGTTAAATTCATACGGGCTGAACACTCTGTAAAACATAGACAGCTGTTTTGCGATTTGTGTGTAAGAAGTCTCAAGAGGGAAAGTAATTTGCACATATATCTTCATTGGACGAACGTCTGTTCTTATGAGTGTAAATACTGTATTGTCGTTTTGTTTACCTAAATCAAGACCTGCAACGAAAGTAGCTCCGTCTGAAACTTCTTGATGCACTTTAGCTGCTCTTTTTTGTGTGAATTGCTCAACTTTATAAATATAATCATAGTCATGCAAGTTCCAACGACCTGTAGTGCTACCGTTTTCTTTGGTTTCAGGCTCAAACAACCAAGAAGGAAATGCTACGACACCCTCTTCGACGAATTCACACAGATACTCTTGCCTCCATAGTGGGTCAGGAGAAATAGCCTTTTGCGCCATAACATATTCCTCAGACAAGAAAGGACACTCAAACCAAGGTTGACGTATTGTAGTAATTTGTTTGGACGTCGTTGCTTGCCAGAAGTGATTTTTAGTCTTCGGGGTTCCTGCCTCTATGACCAAAGCGTTTGTAGTTGCACCAAAAGGTAGAACATCTCCAGAGTATTTAGCATCAGTAATATCTTGACTTTCATCAATGACGATACATGTCGCCGTATAACCTCTAATTTGCGAACCGGGTGATGCAGACAAAAACTTTGCTTCGTTACCGTTTTTCGCGATTATCACTTCTGTGTTCATTTTTACAATGAAACCCGCAATGAAGTCACTTTTGTCAACGAGTGTCTTTATTTTCTCATAGAGGTTCTTTATCTGGTCTTTAATAGGAGCCACAATTGCAATATGCTCTGCCATCCATTCGTTATTAATTTCAATACCTTTGCCATACAGAAGTCTCCACAATATATACGATGCAATAACTGTAGATTTACCAGTCTGTCTAGACCAAATTGCAACCAGATGTCTTTGTGTAGAAGTTGACTTAATGAAGTGCTGCTGTTTAGGAGACAAAGAACGTCCGAGGAATACCTCTATAAAATATATAGGGTCTTCTTCAAGCTTACGAATTAACCTTTCTGCTTCAGCCGGGTCCGTAATCTTAAATACATCTTCAGTCATCTTTTTCCTCTACGTCGTTTGCTACAGCGTCTATTATCTTTGCTTTTTTTCTCTCACGGATTGCAAGAGATTGTAGTAGATGTGAAGTAAAATCATTTTCTGCTTTTTGTTGGCTATCAGATTTGAGTATTCTATCAAGCGCTTCAGTAGCATTTATTATAAGTTCGGAGAATTTCATCTTGGTCTTGAGCAAAGGGTTCTCATAATAGACTGGTCCGGCAGGGGTCTCTTTCTTTAGCAATATACCAAGTGAAGTAAATGCCTTATTTGAGCGGCCTGAGTTAAGTAAATTGCCTATGAGCTCATTAATGATGATATACGAACGTGGGTCGGTGATATCGTATCCAGCGTCTACGAATTTTTGTAGTGCAACGAGAATCTCTTTTTTCTCAAAGACACATCTGTCATCCTTTAGTACCTCGAAAGCATGGTTCTCGATGTATTGTTTGTATGTGAGGTCTCTTTTGTTTTGGGCCCTGAGGGTATTGTCTGCTGAATCATCGAGTTCTATTTCCTCTTCATAGATTTCGTCAGCAATTTTCTTAGCTTCGTCTCGAAGTTTCTCTAGCCTTTTTTTAGGATACCGGCATTCCATAAGAATAGGACAGTTCACACAACGCATGATTTCATACTTGAACTTGTTGGTAATCTCGACAACAGTTTGATCGATTTTCTCGTGCAAATCCATTAGTTGTTTTTCTTCTTTCGGAATCATTTCTTTGGATTCTTCCTTGGATTCTTCCTTGGATTCTTCTTTAGCCATAATATTATAAATATATAGATATATAAATATGTTTCTATGTAATCGAAAGGACCGTACCGGAAGCTAGCTTGAAAAATATTTATGGAGGGCTGGGCTATAATCTCACTATATACTCAAACATCTATATTCTAACATCTATATACTCTAAACTATACTTCTCTAAACTATACTTTCT